CCAAATGTATCTGTTGCAGTTACAACAATATCCTGCTTAGTTCCTGCTGCGCCTGATGTTGGTGCTGAAACTGTTAGGTTATTAATCTTACCAGCAGTGCCCTGTACATAGTATGTAAGAGTTGTTCCACCATTGTTGATTACAACGGTACCAATTGCTGTTGTCTTTGTGTAGACAAAAAATGTTGCAGTTGTTCCAGTACCTGTTGCAATTGTCAAAGATGATGATCCTGACGATGCTCCTACTGGTGCTGCTGATGTGTGTAGTGCAGATACGATTGTTGCGTTAGTTGCTACTGCAGTAACTGATGTTCCTGCTGCAACTGTTGCTACAAAGCGCAATGCGTCTGCTGCATCAATTGTGTTGTCTGCTGGGACTGGTAGTGTAGCAGGGGTAGCAATTACACCGTTTGTTGTGTTTGCTGTTCCGTCTAGTGTTACCGCTACTGTCATTACTGTAGCATTTGCAGGTGCTACGGCGACCATGCCCAAAGTCATGGCTGCAACCATGGCTAGTGCGATTTTCTTAAATGAGTTCATTTAATTTATTCCTTTTCGTTATAGTAAGTTGAACCTATCCAGATAGTCTTTTACATCATCTGGCATAGGTTTAAATTGTATCACATTGTCGTTATTGAAGTCAAATCGATCCTTTGGTCTATCTCTAAACGTATGGATTTCTACTTCTTCGTTGGTATTTTTTGGGGTATGTGATATAGCCCCAAAAATTGCACCACACACGGCATCTGCCAAGTCCTTGGAAGATTTTCTTGGGTGGTCAACTCTATTATTTTTCATGATCTTTAACTCTGTCAATTCTTCAAACAGAAGTTCGATTGCAGGCATTACCAGTCTTTCTTCATATACTAGCATTGCCATATCTTCATAATGTTTTTTTGCAACAGAAACAGTTTCAGTTCTCATTCCAACCTGCTTGAGTTCATTCTGAATATCAAACGATTGCCAACGGTCAAATGAAACCATTCCAATATCAAAACCCTGTCTACGCAGGTTCTGAATCCAAAGTTTTACCTCAGAGAGGTTTACTGGTCCTTCAACCTTTGGTTCCCAATAGACTACTGCATCTACAACTACTACTGGGGCTACCTGTTGATAATCTTTAATTACCTGAATATTTACCCACTTATCTACATGTGCAATTGCTACTGCACACTTGTCATGCTTTTGTGCAAGGTCGGCGTGTACATAATATTTTTTGTTTGGATCTGGCTTAAAGGTTTCATCAAATCTCTTATATGTGTCTATTGGATTTCTCAATGTCATACATGCTCTAACCTTATCTACCTGCTTAAAAAATGCATCTGTTGAATATGTTGGTACGCATGCAAATCTTTGCATAGCATCTCCAAGATCAGTCATGAATGCAATTTTAAAATCATCAATCTTTCTTGTTGGATTAACCTCCCATGTTGGTCTCTTTAGTGCAAAAACACCTGGGTACTTATAAGAAATGATATGGTCTTCGTCCCACTCAATATCAAAAGAGTTTCCTTCCATATCTTCTGGCAACTCTTCATTAATAATAAACCTATGTGTTTTATGTACAACATCCTTTTCTAAAATAACCTTGTCGTACTGGGTAGAAATGAAGTCTCCTGGATAACGTGGGAAAGAAAGTAGTGCAACCTTTCCAAGATCAGGGAAGCGAGAATCTACAGAAGCACGAAAGGCCTTATAGATATTGTCAGCAGTTTTACCCTGATCATTTCCAGTTCCAACCTCACTAGCAAAACCAGAAATCTCATCAAGTACTGCAAGAATCAAGTTCAAACCCTCATGTGATTCACGCTCTGAGTGTCCAGAATAAACAGTAATTGAATGATCAAACTCAATGCTTTCTGCTTTAGGATTATATTTACCAGCAAACCATGGGGACTTTTCAATCTTAGTCTTAAAGCCTTTAAAGAAAACATTCTTAGCCTGTTGAGCGTTAATAGCAACGTTAATAATATCAATAGCGTCACCTGATGGCTTACCAAAATACTTTGCTGGATCCTTTAAGCATAATAGTTTATATACGATATATGCACATGCTACCGTTGATGTAAAATCTTTTCCAGATCCCTTGCCAAGTTGCAAAATAATTTCATTCTTTGTGTACTTTTTATAGTATCTAGAGCCTTCTTCTTGACCCATAAGGTCAATCAAATCCTCTTTTTTATAAATTTGACTCAGTGCCTCAATGATGTCATATTGTGTTTGAGATAGTGGGGGCTGACCAAGATAGTCTACACCCTCTACAAATGTACGTGCATCTACTGGAGTCTCTGCAAAATTATTATTTTTAAGTGCCTCCAGAAACTCATCATACATCGTGGACTACCGTAATAACTTCATCTTTTTTGGCAATTGCTGAAAGTCTTTTCATAATTTCATCTCTGATCTGTGGGTACTCAGAAGCAATATCTCTAAGTATTGACATTAAAACTTGTTGACGATTTTCAATTTCCATCATTTCTTCTGCCAGTTCTTTGTTCTCAAGAAGACCAGCCTTTTGTAACATATCAATTCTCTTGGACTCGATATCCATTACAAGTTTGATCGCTGCAGTTTTTGCACTAAGGTTGTTAGTCATAGATGCTTCATCAATAACTTCGTATGTGCGTGATACCAACTTGCTATAGTGTGTATCTGCTGCTGCAAGCGCTTCCTTGGCTCTAGCACGGATAGCATCATTAGCAGATGCCATTACCTTCCACTCATTAATAAGAGTTACAACTTTTTGTCTTGGGATAGACAATTGCTTTGAAATTACAGTTGGATCATTTCCCTTAAGGTATTCTTCTACAACCAGGTTTACTTGGTCTAAGTGCTTGACTAGATCATCTTCAGTTGACATTATACTTACCCTCTAATCTATTTATTTCATCTTTAATATAAAAGATTGCTTTCTCTAAATCTTGTATAGTCTTAGACTCATCTTTAAGTCCTGCTCTCCACAGGTACTTGAAAGCATTACCAACATTAAAGTTACGATGTCTTGTAATCTCAATACACTCAATACCAGATGGATCTGAGGTGTAATGTAATGGGTTATTTACTTGGTCAACGGTAATGTTTAGATTATCACTCATGATCTTCCTCTTCATCAAGTTCCCAATCAAATGTCTCTGGAATTCCTTTTAGTGCAGCAAATGCAAAAGCAAAGCCAACTGATCCCGCTACAGCAAGTGCTACTAACGCTTTCTCAAATTTATTCATCGTCTTGATTTCCTTAATCCAAATTTAGCAAGGTATACATAGATAGTTTCTAAAGTAACGCCACACTCTAATGCAATATCTTGAGGCGTTTTTTTATCAACAATATATCGTTTCTTCATCCATGCTTCATTTTTGTATAATTTTATTGACATACTACTTACGACTCCTCATAGATTTATTCTCCAATTCATAGTCTTTGGCCCTTGATCAATTAGTTCAAACATGTGTTGCTCAAATTGTTTTCGTAATTGCTCATAGAGTTTTGGATTAACCTCTTTTAGTTTGTCTGTAATAGAGTATAGCATTTCTCCAGTCTCTGAGTCAATTCCAGAAGTCTCTAGCGCATTCTGTAAAAGTAAATGCTCTATCATTGCGCTTGTTTTTAGATCCATATTATAAAAACGCCTTCTCCCAATTATGCACTGCCCAGTGACCAATCCCACAAGCATCTGCTACGTCGTTATCTGTAATAATCTTATCATATTGAATATTAATAAAATTAATAGTTCTTTGCTTTCTTAGTTCTCGTTCGTGTGTTTTAAGCCATGAGTCTGACTTACCTGGATTTTGTGATTTAATAAATAGTTTTTCATCCTTGGAAATCTTTTTGTTACCAATAAAATTTTGCCAAGTAATTGGTGCAACCTTGCCAATATTTCTAATTCCAGACTGACCTGCAGCACCTAGTAGGGCTCCTTGCACTAAGGCAAGATCAGCAGCGGTCTTAGGGCTATTCATAAATACTGTATGCTCAATTACAATAGCATCTACATTTACAACATGATTGAACAACCCTATAGATTTTCTACCAGCATCTATAACTTTTTCGTATATATCTTTTCCCTCAAAGTTAATCTTACCAACCTCTTTTAAATGATCGCCATGAAATTTATCAAATGCAAGGCTATTAGTACTGGCATCTATAGCACA